AATACTTATGGCACTATGTACTTTCAAAAAACATTAGAAGATTGGGGTAAATTTAATATTAATAACAGAACTAAGCACGATGCTTCTATTAGCTCAGGCTTAGCTATAATGGCTTGTAATAAAAACAAATATAGCCCGAGAGCAGAAAGAGTAATAGAATCACATACTTTAAATATTAAAAAGTATAATAATAAAGGATATAGTTCAAAAATAATATAAATGGTATATAGTAGCTACAATAGTTCATTTCCCGACCAGGTGGTACCCGCGGTGGAAAAGCTAAATTTAGAATACGGCACAGCTGTAGGTAGAGCTATCGAAAACGAATGGTTTAGAAATAACCGAGGTAACGATAGATTTACAGCTAACTTCCAAAATTTCCACAGATTAAAACTGTATGCTAGAGGAGAACAGTCTATACAAAAATATAAAGACGAATTAGCAATTAATGGTGATTTATCTTATTTAAATTTAGATTGGAAACCAATTCCAGTAATATCTAAGTTTGTAGACATTGTAGTAAATGGAATGTCGCAAAGAAGTTATGAAATAAAAGCATTTGCCCAAGATCCTGAGTCTTTAAAGAAAAGAACAAATTATGCCGAGCGTTTACAACGCGAAATGGTAGCAAAAGACTTTTTAGATAATGTACAAAATACATTAGGGTTGAATTTATATTCAACAAACAGAGAGCAGCTTCCTAACGATATGAATGAGTTGTCATTAAAAATGCAGCTTGAATTTAAAGAGTCTGTAGAAATAGCAGAGGAAGAAGCTATTAATACAATATTAGATAAAAATAGATACGACGAGGTTAGAAAGCGAGTTCTTTATGATTTAGTTGTATTAGGTATTGGCGCTACAAAAACAAACTTTAATTCCGCTGATGGTGTAAAAGTTGAATATGTAGATCCGGCTAGTATGGTGTATTCTTACACAGAAGACCCAAACTTTGAGGACTTATATTACGTTGGCGAAGTTAAAACAATATCACTGGCAGAGGTTAAAAAGCAATTTCCGTATTTATCAGATCAAGAATTATCTGAAATACAAAAGTGGGGTAATAGCCCTAACAATCATTTAAGAAATTACTACGGAGCTGGAACAGATGATAACCAAATTAATATTTTATTTTTTGAATACAAAACATATAATGATCAAGTATTTAAAATTAAAAGAAATGATGCTGGTTTAGAAAAAGCATTAGAAAAGCCAGATACGTTTAATCCGCCTGAAAATGATAACTTTGAAAGAGTTGGACGAAGTATAGAAGTTGTATATTCTGGCGCTAAAGTGTTAGGGCACGATAAAATGCTTAAATGGGAATTAGCAGAAAATATGACTCGCCCATTTGCTGATACAACTAAAATAAAAATGAATTATTCAATTTGTGCACCAAGAATGTACAAGGGTAGAATAGATTCTTTAGTAAATAGAATAACCGGATTTGCTGATATGATTCAAATAACACATTTGAAAATGCAGCAGGTTATTAGCCGAATGGTGCCAGATGGTGTTTATGTTGATGTTGACGGACTAGCAGAGGTTGATTTAGGAAACGGGACAAACTATAATCCAGCGGAAGCGCTTAATATGTATTTCCAAACTGGTAGTATTGTTGGTAGATCGTTAACACAAGATGGTGATTTGAATAGAGGCAAAGTACCAATTCAAGAATTGCAGTCGTCCAATGGTATGAATAAGCTTTCAGCTTTAATATCTACATACCAGTATTATTTGCAAATGATTCGCGACGTAACGGGTCTAAATGAAGCAAGAGACGGCAGTACACCTGATAAGAACGCTTTAGTAGGGTTACAGAAAATAGCAGCGGCTAATTCTAATACAGCTACAAGGCATATATTACAAGCGCAGTTGTTTATTACATTGTCAACATGTGAAAATATTGCACTGCGATTAGCAGATGCCCTAGCGTATCCATTAACCGCAGAGTCTTTGAAAAGATCTGTAAGTAATTACAATGTAGGCACACTCGAGGAGTTGGCTTCGCTGCAGATACATGATTTTGGTATATTTTTAGAATTAATGCCAGATGATGAAGAAAAAGCAAAACTAGAAAGCAATATACAAACAGCTTTATCAGCTGGGTTAATTGGTTTAGATGATGCAATAGATATTAGAAATATTGCAAATATAAAAACCGCCAATGAATTTCTAAAGATTAGACAACAGCAAAAAGCTAAGCGTGATCAAGAAGCGCAACAAGCTAATATCGCAGCTCAAGCTCAAGCAAATGCTCAATTAGCAGAACAAACTGCATTAGCTGAAACGCAAAAGCAGCAGGTTATAACCGAGCAAAAGATACAATTAGAGCAGGCTAAAGTGCAATTTGAAATTCAAAAGCTACAACAAGAAGCGGCTATTAAAAAGCAATTAATGGGCGAAGAGTTTAATTATAATATGCAACTTGCTCAAGCTCAATCACAAGTCCAAACTGCTAAAGAAAATAATAAAGAAGACCGAAAAGACGACAGAGCCAAACTTGTAGCATCGCAACAAAGTGAGCTTATTAGTCAACGGCAAAACAATACCCCACCAAAAAACTTTGAATCCTCAGGGTTTGATGTACTAGGTGGTTTTGGTTTAGAACAATTTGAACCAAAGTAATTTTTTTACTAATTATTTAATTATATTATATTATGGCTGAAGTAAAGCAAGAAGGGGAATTTAAAGTTAAACCCCGTAAAATGAAAAATTTAGCTAAACAAGATGAGCCTATTAAAGTGGATCTTGCTGCTAAAAAAGAAGAAGAGACTGCGGAGGTAGAAGCAGTAAAAGTAGATTTAACAGAAAAAAAAGAAGAAGATGCCGTTCAAGCACCGGAGACAAATGATAGCAATGCTGTTGTCGAAGAGTCCAAAGACAGTAGCGACAGCAAAGAAGTGGTTGAAGAAGTACGGGAAACCAAAGAAGAATTAAAAGAAGACGTACAGGTAATTCAAGAAATTACAGAAGAAGAAGTTGAAGAAAAAGCTGAAGATTTGCAAGAGCAAGTACAAGAAGCGGTTCAACAATCTGTAGAACAAAATATTAATCTACCAGAAAATATTCAAAAAGTTGTAGACTTTATGAATGAGACTGGTGGAACATTACAGGATTACGTTCGCTTAAACGCGGATTATAGCAATATATCTGATGGGGTTTTGTTACAAGAATATTATGCTAAAACAAAACCTTATTTAGAACGTGAAGATATTAACCTTTTATTAGAAGATTTTTCATATGATGAAGAATTGGATGATGAAAAAGATATACGTAAAAAGAAAATAGCGTATAAAGAAGAAATTGCAAAGGCCAAAAACTATTTGGAAGGCTTGAAGAGTAAATACTACGACGAGATCAAGTTGAGACCGAGCGTAACTCAAGAGCAACAAAAAGCTATGGACTTTTTCAATAGATATAACGAAGAGCAGCGTAATAATGAGGCTATAAGAAAAAGTTTCTTAGACGGTACTAATAATTATTTTGCTAATGAATTCAAAGGTTTTGATTTCAGTGTTGGCGAAAAGAAATTTAGGTACAATGTTAAAGATTCTAATTCCGTTATGGAAAAACAGAGTGATTTAAAAAGCGTCATTGGAAAGTTTCTAAATGACAAAGGAGAAGTTAAGAATTACTCTCAATACCATAAAGCCATATATGCAGCCAGAAATGCGGATACTATTGCCCAGCATTTTTACGAGCAAGGAAAAGCAGATGCAGTACGCGAGATAACAGCTAAATCAAATAACGTTTCGGCTGAAGTCAGACAAAGTGCACCTGATAGTGTGTTTGTAAACGGGTTAAAAGTAAAAGTAATTGGTGGCGATGATTCTTCAAAATTAAAAATTAAGAAAATTAAACTTAACAGCTAAAAATTTTAAAAAATGGCTATTACACCTTTATTTGGGTCTATTGTCCCAACAGCAAAACCCCAAGCTTTAACAAGTAACTATATTGATTTTACTAGTGGAGCTGGGAATGACTTCTCACAGCAATATTTGCCTGAGATTTATGAAGCAGAAGTAGAGCGATATGGTAACCGTACGCTTTCTGGCTTCCTTAATATGGTAGGCGCCGAAATGCCTATGACTTCTGATCAAGTTGTTTGGTCTGAGCAAAACCGTTTGCACGTATCTTATGACGCATGTACAATTGCTCTTGCTGGTGACGCAGAAATCGTAATCAACGACGCTGATAACAAAATCGGTGCTGGTGCTGGGCAACATGCTCACGCTATCCGTGTAAACCAATTGATTGTTGTATTTGATCCAGCTACTGGAACAGAGCAAAAAGCGATTGTAAAAACAGTTACCGATACAACTGTTGACGCTTATCCTTTTGACGCTAACGCATGGAACGCTACTTTGGTTGGTGCGTCTGCATTGAAAGTATTTGTATTTGGTTCTGAGTTTGGAAAAGGAACTAACGGAATGGACGGTGCTGTTGATGCTACCTTCACTCAGTTTAGCAACTCTCCTATTATCATTAAAGATAAATATGAGGTTTCTGGTTCTGACGCCTCTCAAATCGGTTGGGTTGAAGTTGCCACTGAAGATGGAACTTCTGGTTACCTGTGGTACTTAAAAGCTGAGTCTGAAACTCGTCTACGTTTCCAAGATTATCTTGAAATGTCTGTAGTTGAGGCTGAGCCTGCTAGCCAAGCAACTGGTGGTATTTCTGCCGCTTCACAAGGCGCTAAAGGATCTGAAGGTCTTTTCTACGCTATCGAAGATCGCGGAAACGTACACACTGGAGGTATTGGTGGTATCAAAACTGATTTTGATCCTATCCTTAAAAACTTGGATACTCAAGGCGCTATCGAAGAAAATATGCTTTTCTTAGATCGCGATACTAACTTACAGTTTGATGATGCACTTGCTGATCTTTCTGACGGCGGTCAAGGTGGTACTGCTTACGGATTGTTTGAAAACTCTGAAGAAATGGCTTTAAATCTTGGATTTAGCGGTTTCCGTAGAGGATCTTACGATTTCTATAAAACTGATTGGAAATATTTGAACGACGCTTCAACAAGAGGTAACACTGGACAGCTTACTGCTGCCGGTACTGACTCTATCGACGGGGTTCTTATTCCAGCTGGTACTTCAACTGTATATGACCAAATTCTTGGTACTAACATCCGTCGTCCATTCTTGCACGTACGATATAGAGCGTCACAAACTGACGATCGTCGTATGAAGTCTTGGTTGACTGGATCTGTTGGTGGTGCCGCTACATCTGATCTTGATGCTATGGAAGTACACTTCCTTTCTGAAAGATGTTTGTGTGTACAAGGTGCTAACAACTTCGTATTGTTGAAAAACGCCTAATAACCAATAATGTAGTAACTACCCTCGTTGTAATGACGGGGGTAGCTATTACTCTTTTTAACTATTTAATTTTATTATATCATGGCTAAAAAAGCTAAAGAACAGACGGCTCAATGGGAGATTAAAGACCGTCACTATTATTTAACGGGTAATAAAACACCATTAACTTTTACTATCCCTTCTAGGCACAAAGCAAATAGACCATTGCTTTGGTTTGACCCAGAAAAAGCACAACAAAGAGAATTAAGATATGCAACTAATATGCCCAGCCCTTTTCGCGATGAGCAAAACGGTGAGGCTACATTAGGTCATATAGTATTTAAAAACGGGCATTTATATGTGCCAAAAGAATATCAAGCATTACAAAAACTATTATCAATATATCACCCATATAAAGATGTAAGATATACTGAGTTAGACACTGTAATGGAAGCTGTTGATGAACTCGAAACAATTGAGCTTGAAATAGAAGCGCTTAATGCAGCAACGTCGATAGACATCGATATGGCAGAAGCTATTATGCGTGTTGAAAATGGTTCAGCTGTTTCTCAAATGAGTTCAAAAGAGCTTAAACGTGATCTATTAGTATTTGCTAAACGCAATCCTAGGTTATTCTTAGAATTAGCAAATGACGAAAACGTTCAATTACGTAACTTTGCAATTAAAGCAACAGAAGCAAATATTATAAAGCTTTCGCAAGATCAAAGATACTTTACTTGGGCAAGTAACGGTAAGAAACTTATGACTATACCGTTTGATGAAAACCCATATTCTGCTATGGCTGCATTCTTCAAAACCGATGAAGGCGTAGAAGTATTTAAGTCAATAGAGAAAAAGTTTAAATAACATGTAATTATAATAAGGCGGTGATACCTACATTGCCGCCTTTTATTAAAATATAACAACAAATGGCAGTAAGCGTAGATAAAGTATATAGAACTGTCTTGTTAATAATGAACAAAGAGCAGCGCGGTTATTTAACGCCTGATGAATTTAACAAGATAGGTACGCAAGTTCAACTTGAGATATTCAACGAATATTTTGAAGATTTAAACCAACAATTGCGAGTTCCTGAAAATGATAGTGAATACGCAAATAGGGTTAAAAATATTGAAGAAAAGCTTGCTCCATTTAAAAACGTGCCAGCTGCCGCAACGTACGTTTCAAATTATTTTAACTTGCCAACACCTTCTTCTTATACAGGGCAAGAAATTTTCACAGCTATTCCAGGACAGCAATCATATTATTTTTCAAGTTTACAAGCCGCTGACGTAGCAGCAGGTATAGTTCAGGTATTTCAAGATGGTGTTTTACTAACAGAAACCGTAGACTATACAATATCATTAGGCGGTACTTTTGTTCAGTTAACTACTGTTCCAGCTGGCGGTGAAGTTATACAGGTTGATTTATATCAAAATGATTTTTATAAAATTGGTACTGTAATATATAACGATGAAAAAGAAGTTGAAAGGGTTGACAGAAACGATTTTCTTCATATAAATATGTCGCCCTTAACAAAGCCTACGACTAAATACCCAATATATATATTTGAAGATAATAAACTATATGTTTATCCTACAAGCATTACGAGTGGTATAAAGGCTTCGTATATAAGAAAACCAAAAAATATTAATTGGGGTTTTACAAGCACAGGAACGGGATATATATATGACCCAACAAATACTGTAGATTTTGAATTACACCCTACAGAACAAACAAGTTTAATAACTAGAGTTCTTTTATATGCGGGTGTAGTTATTAAAGACCCGCAAATAGTTCAAATGGCAGCAGGGCAGGTTCAGCAGGAAAAAATAAATGAAAAAAGCTAATAAATGGGATTAATAAACGAAACTAATAGACAATATTACGCTGGGGCCCAAAGTTTTCAAGCAGTAGGTACAGAAACTGAGTTTCAATTTACTTTCGACGAGCAATTAAAGTTATATGATTCTAATTCATGGAACCCAACTGATCCCGCTTATTCACAAAATAATTTTATATTTGAATATAGTTTAACAGGAGCAGACCCATATACAGCGGTTGCTGTCCAATATAGTGTATCAAATAACAAAATAGTACTTGCAACAGGTACATTTACAGCTGGCTACTATAGAGTAAGGCTTAAGGATCTTAATTATGGTGATTATTCTTATATATCAATTGATGATATTATAAATAATTTCCTTATGATATATGTTGGTGAAGGAAAGCTTGTACCTTCAATGAAGCGTACGGATTTAATATTCTTTGCCAAAAGAGCAATGCAGGAATTTAGCTATGATACTTTAAAATCTGTAAAAACCCAGGAATTAACGATCCCAAACAACTTAAGCGTCCCATTGCCGCAAGACTACGTTAATTACGTCAAGGCATCGTGGACAGATGATTTAGGGGTTAAGCATGTTATATATCCTACTAGGCTAACCTCTAACCCTACAGAAACGCCTATTCAAGATGGTAAAGGTATACCGACTCAAGACAACTTTGACAACAATATAGAGGGTACATCTATTACCGAAGAGAAGTGGAAGGCTGCAGATATGAAAAGAATTACTGGAGCATACGACGAAGCCTTCGATGATGCAAGCATTGATAATTTTACTTATAACAGAGTTGGTAAAGGTCAAAGATACGGATTAAATCCTGAAACTACACAAGTTAATGGGTTCTTTACTATAAATGAAAGAGAAGGCAAGTTTTCATTTTCAAGTGATTTAGTTGGTAAAGTTATTATATTTGAATATATTTCAGACGGATTAGCATATGATACTGATATGCGTGTTCCTAAGATGGCTGAGGACGCGTTTTATTCGCACATACTTTACTCCGTTTTATCCGGGAGGGTAAATATACCAGAGTATATAATTAATCGCGTTAAAAGAGAAAAATCAGCAAAGTTAAGAAACGCTAAAATTAGACTTTCAAATATTAAGCTTGAAGAAATTACACAAGTATTTAGAAATAAATCTAAAATAATCAAACACTAATGCCAGAAG